CAATTTGATAAACCGAGTTCTCATTCTTGATATTAACCCATGTAATAACAAACCATGTAACCAGTCCTGAATGGATGCGATTCCGTTCATTGGGTTATTCATGAGTAAGTAATTCTTTAATCTTAATTGCTTCATAATTTATTTGTCTTTAATTTTTTTAAGTTGGTTGGCTTTGAACAACTGTTCCGCCTTTTTCTTTTCTACCATTTTATTTGCACTGTCGACTTTACCTAATAGTTTGAGTAGTTCCAGTCGCTGTCCGACAGCTAACAAGTAGTCATCTCTATTTAGGCCAGTTGCCATGGTTTTAAGTAATGTTAAATCTCGTTTGCGGAAGTACTCGTGGAATCCAGTATCTTTAAAGTTCCGCGCTAACCAGTCCTCTGCTTTTTTGTCATTGATGTCTAAGTACGAGATATCCCTATCCATCATTCTAAACAAAATTTTAATCAGAAATCTTTTCATAATTATTCTTCGTTTAATTCATCGTTATCTAATTTCTTTTTTAGCTCGATTCCAACAATATCAAATTGACCACTTGCTATTGTCCCTTCCTGATTTAAACTTTTACGCTCGTCATATCCGGTCATTCTAACTTTAACTGTGAGTTCGTATTCTTTACCGACTTTCCAGCTTGACATTTCCGGCAATTCTTTTTTCTTTAGTGAAAAGTTCGGCAAGTAAAAACTAAATAGCTCAGCTATACAGTTTTGGTCGCTTAACCTTTTCTCTTTGTCTTTAATCGCTTCGTCCTTTCTAATTTTTTCGATGTTGTACATAAATATTTTATTTTACTGGTAATTCTGGAACAGGAGCATTTTCGAGTGCAGGTTCTTCTACTGGAGCCTAGCCTGAGCCATTATTTGCCCCACCTTGCCCTCTTTGGGCTGTCTTTTGCTCTTCATTAGCCTGAGCGACCATTTGGTCCATCTTTTGGGTATATTTAGTAGGATCATCTCCGTATGCTCTTGCAAATTCCTCGAAGTATTCTCTCTGATTCATTACGAATATTTGTGGGAATAATTTTGAAATGATATCTATCTTTTCTAAGAACCTTGATTGGAGTCCGGCCATACCTTTTCTCAACACACTTTCGTGTACGATTTCGATTTGAAACCTGTAGTTGTCGAGGTAGTCAGTTGGGAGGATTGTCTTTTTATAACTGATTCCTTGTTTTTTCATCATTTCCTCCTCGACGGCTATTTCCTGCGCCAACTTTTTTTTCTCTGATTCTTTAATATTTCTAAACTGTACAGCAAGATATCCCATCTCGCCTGTCTATCAAGTACGGCATTCTCAATCACAAATGTTCTGTAGATTGTTGACTCTTTGATTTTGCCCTTTTTATTTTTCTCGACTATCTTTCTTGGTTGAGGGTAATTCAGTTGGATGTTTGCTAAACGCAACGCACACTTCTGCCTCCACAAGTCGATAATCATTTCGTTATATAAAACTTTCATTTCACGCAGGGTTTCCTCTGCGATTACGATTTCGCGCGCTGTAGCTTCCTTGCCCTCCATTACGTCCGTTAAGGATGGTGCAGTCGCGTCTATGCCTCCAACAATTATCTTTAAAAACTCTACATCTGACTGATTGATTCCGTCTGATCTAAATTCTTTCACTTGATTGACGTCGTCTACATTAATCTTGGTTGTCCTTGTGATTATCTCGTCCTCTAAATCAAACGCGTCCTGATTAACACGTCCAACTAATAGCGCCGGTACCATGCTCTTAAACTGTTTGTCGCTCATCGTGTTGAACGTCGTATTGTAGATATCGTATTGGCCCATCATAATATTTGAGAAGCTGTTGCCATAGAAGAAGTTCTTTGACACAAACGGTTCCAAAATTGTTTTAGCAAATGGGTAAACTTTCCGGCCATTGATTTTCCACAAGAGCGGAGCATTTAACAAAAGCACACCGTTCGCCAAAATAATATATTCGTCTGTGTACTTATTATAATATTTAGCGACTTCAATCTTGTCTTTGTTTGTTCTCGATGTCCACTTCTCTTGATTGTAGAAGCTCTCGGTGTCTGCCTTACTCCATTGGCTCTGCGACTTAACGTATTTAACATTCTTATAGTTTCCAAACTCGTATTCAAATGTTACCGGATCCACGTATCTTATCCACGCACAGTCCGGTTGATCCTGAACGTTTGGAATTGAAAAATCACGGGGATAAAACTCCGTGATAGGCATTAAAAAACTGATGCATTTGTCATCTACATCGACTTCTTTTTCTTCTGAGACAATTTTACCAGTTACTATATCGTAACTCTTAATAAATTTCTGTTTGTATCGAGTCTTTAGGTAGCCCTCGTACTTGATTACTGTTCCGGCTCTAAAACACTCCCAAGACTCCCAAAAGTTTTCAATGACTGAGTTCTCCTCTTGTTGGTATGATCCTTTGACAAGCCACTTGGCTATGTCGCCTCGATTAATATCTATAAAGTCATTCTCGCCGAACGCTACCGCTGTCATATCAGGCACGGTTAGAGAGTATCCTGCGAGTATCTTTTTGGTTTTATTTCTGATTGTAGGCAACGCACAGTTTGTTTGCCAGCCCTCTTTCTGTGGTTCGTACGATTCCTTTGGCAAAACATACGCATTCAAGCGCTTATCCCCATCATCAATAAACTGAACAAGAGTCCTGTCATTAAACTCCGGGTATGATTTTGTTCGAGCTGAATCTAATTCCTCAATATCTTTATAAACACGCAGGATTAACTCTTTGTCTGAATCGCTTGGTTTATAAATTTTCGAACTACTATCAACTTCCTCAGCGTCTATTTTTTTTGTTTTAGCCATAGAATGTTCTTGATGATTAATATAATTCTATTATAGTCCAAATAAGACACTCTCTGTCAAGGGTAATTTAATCAGCTGATTATCTTTCTTTCAGTTATAGTCCAAATAAGACACTCTCTGTCAAGGGTAATTTAATCAGCTGATTATCTTTCTTTCAGTTAAAATTGTCACTTTTATATCGCTTGGGTGTTTGGTGGGTGTTTGGTGGGTTATTCAAACATAAAAAATGGCTTAATATAGCCATTTAAAAAGAAGTTATTAACACCCACTAAAAACCTATGCTGTTTTATGTAAACAAAAAAGAGCCATCGTCCTAATGGTCGACGCCCTTTTTAGATATTCAATTACCGGCTAGTAACTCTCACATTCATCCCTCTGCCTCTGCTTGTTTTCTTTTGGGCCATCTTTTTCATAAAGAACCTCTCGTCGTCCGATAGTTTCATTGCGGTTGCTGGATCATAAAACGTCATTGATAACGCATCTGCTACGTCAGGGCTTGGTATGCCCATTGCCCTCATCTCTTTCTTACTCATCATCTTGATAGCTCCATGCTCGTTGGCTTGATATTTGATTTGTGCGAGTTGATACCAATCACTATCCTTTGATAATTTACCGCCATTCTTTATCCACTGTCTAACACGCCAAAACATCTCGGCTCTCTTGTTAAAAAATTGCTTATCATTCGTTGACTCACCGGCATTGACTCCTGTCACAATCAATTTATTATTATAAGTTACGCGATTCATTTCGTTAACCTTACCGAATGTTGCTGAACCAACGCCAACTCTATCAATGTAGATTCTTTTACTGTTTATGTATTCAGAGTTTAACACGACTGGTCCGGAGAATTGAAACGCGTCACCACCTGCCTCTTTATATAAAATTTCTGCGTATCCTTGGCTACGTTTAATGATTACTGATTCATTGTCACCCTCATCTGCAGGATCACAACCCTCTCGCTCCTCACCAAAGTGTACACCGTCTTGTATTGCGAGTTTAATTTCCTCCTCGGTTAGTAATTGCATCCAACCTTGCCTATCTATCACACCGGCGTCAGGAAACTTACAGCTATACAATACTCCTGAGTTTGGTTTTTCCTCTGCCTCATCTAAAAACTCTTTAGTGTATCGTCCCTCATAAAATCCGATCGTCTTGTTTATAAAAATCTTTTTGTATCTTGGATCTTTCCATGTGGTTAGGAAATGATTTCTATAAAATGGATTGCCAATTTTAAGCAGGAACGTATCCGAACCTTTACCGGCAAGCATACGAAACACACCGGAGTCAATCTCGTCATCGGTAAGTGAAGCCTCCTCAGCTATGATGTTCCGGC